CGTTCGTTGGCAATGTTGACTTTTCCACTGAACCTGACGTATGCATGACGGTGTGGAGTTCCGTCGGCATGGGCTTCAGAACTGACACTGACGCAAACGACTGTACGAGCTCCTGAGCGTTTGTTTCGCAGATAGGTAAGAAGGTCTTCGAGGCTGGCATTGCAGTGTGGGTAAGTAAGTGCGACGTGTCTAGCTTGCAGGCGAAATGGCATATATAGTTACTTCAGAGCATATCTTATTACACATTTTTATTTTTAAAGAAAGTTTTGGTACCTTTTTTAAAAGGGTTATGTATGGGTTATGTTAGAGGGTTTGGGGTTAGTTAAGGGTGTTGTTCGGTTGATTGATTGTCGACAGTACAATATTAGCAACACTGACAACAGTATTAGTGAGGGTACTCCTACTAGTATAAAAATGTTCATATTTTTTATACGTAGCAACCAAACCTTTCACATTTTGGTAGCATTGGAGCTAAACAAAAATTGCGTAGCAATTTTAAGCCGCTTCCACTATATAATATTACGAAGCGGCTCCAAGCATGAGATAGGCTATATATAGCCGTGTCGAATGCGGAACCTTATGGGTAAAAGACCACGTATTAACAGTGGTGGATGGACAGACTTTGCTGCTAATGTGGGAAGGTCTGTATCTGATGCAATTGCGGTAGCTAATGCTTATCGTGATTTCAAAGGATATACTAGTACCGGCACGCAAACGTCTAAGAGCGGGCGAATGTATGGCATGAGTTCTTCACGGTTGGCTGGTAAGCGATATCGTGGACGACGAATTTATCGTCGTCGCGTTGTAAAACGCGGTGGACGCAGACGTGTCATACGCAAGATGAGACAACCGTATAAATCACAAATGAAGTCTGCTATTGGCGGATATAGTACTGTTGCTCAAGATGGAAACACTTTGAGCGATCCTAATAGCGTTTTTGTAAACGCTAAAACATTTAACGCAGGACAAGTTCGGTTGACTGTTGTTTACGCTCTTTTGAAAAAGTTGTTGAAACAAGCTGGTATTGATGTGAGTGACGAAAATGAATTCATTGACAGATATGGCAATGATTCTCGTATTACTCTTACGTATCGCCCAGGTCCTACGTCTCCATCGCTGCAGACTACTATGGGTGGAATTGCATCACCTGGCAACACTTTCAAAGCTATTGGAAATGCTTTGTTGGTGTTGATGGCCAATGTTGCTACTGCTACTGTTGAGTATGAACAGCTTGAGTTGTTCAATACTACTGGTAGTGAAAAGGTGCAGTTGAATATTGCTAATGTTAGCATGAAGTTATATTGCAAGACTTCGCTTAAAATGCAAAATAGGAGTTTGAATGCTGCTCCTAGCGGTGAAACGCAATCCGATGACCTTGATCGATGCCCGGTTGCAGGTAAAGTATTCCGTGGTTACGGAACAGGTCCATTAACCAAAGATACGGAAAATACTCTTCCTTTACTTGGTACTGGCAGTCAGGTTAGTAATGGATTTGCTGCTGGTAGCACTGCGTGGACTGATGTACCTGATGCTGTTGCTTTCAAGAATGTAACTGCTAGTGCCCGGTTGACTGTAAATCCTGGGAGTATTAGAACTGAGATAATGAGTCATACTATGTATATTAGTTTGAATTCAGTTATGCAGAAAATACATATTTATCTTGCTGCTCCTAATGCAGGACCCCAATTTTTTGCTCCTCTAGGCAAGTTTATCGCTTGTTCGTTTGAGAAGGTTATTGGTAACGTTAGTGGAAATAGCCAAAACGTTATCATTGTATATGAAGGTGAAGATAAGGTATATTGTACGCTGTACAACAAATATCAAAATTACACCAAAAGAGGAGTGTTTAGTGTTGTTTAATTTATTAATAAAAAGTTTGAACGCCTACGTATTGCACCATGAGTTGAGACTGGCATTTCATTACATGTTATTGCTACTTGAATTCCAGCCGGAATCAAGGTTGTCCCGTATCGCCGGTGGATCGATCTGGGAAGAACTCGATCTACTAAATGGATCTGAGCTTGAAGGGGCAAATGTCCGAAAGACATGTCGTCGAATAGAATTGACTTGTGGACTTGAGTGTCCAGTAATTTCAGATCGTCGATATGCGAGATCAGTAGAATCGGCATTTCGAGGTTCCTAAAGCAATAAACAGTTTTTCCACAACCAGTTGGTCCTACAATAATATTTGTTAGATCTCTGGAAAGATGGTATTCAGCTAGTTCCCGTTCCAGCGGCAAGTTTAAATCCAAAAATGGATTGTTTTCTCGGTCGAACGTTATTTCATTCCTTTGGCTATGATGCATGTCCCATGCTCGCTGTGCGTATCCATAGCCTACTCTTCTTCTACTAGCCCACTCGAAAAATTCTGGCTCAGCCATGGTTGAGGCATTTTCGTACAAGCTGTCGGATGCCTCCTCTTCCGATGTCCATTCCAAGAATTCGCCGTCCTTACGAATATAGAGGTTCCACGCTCGAACGTTCTGGCAGACTTGGACATTAGGATGGAATTCGCCCAAGTCGAAGAAGCGTTCGTTGGCAATGTTGACTTTTCCACTGAACCTGACGTATGCATGACGGTGTGGAGTTCCGTCGGCATGGGCTTCAGAACTGACACTGACGCAAACGACTGTACGAGCTCCTGAGCGTT